AAAGTTGTATTTGCAATACTGATGATACAGAACGGTTCTGTAGTAGAGATGGTGCCTACCACAGGGATGTCTGACTGTTTGAAACAAAAACGTCTAATAACTAGAAACATCGGAGAAGATCAAGAAGGTATATACATGAACTGTAAAGAAGTCGAAGCAGTTGTATATGAAGATATGGGGAGACTGAAAATAAAAAAAATTATAGAGTAAAATATGAAACTAGTAGGCCTAGGCCTCACCATGCATGACAGCAGTATAGCCGCATACAACAACGGTAAATTTTTATATAGAAAAGCAGAAAGACAGTTTCAATCTAAACATGCTTTTGGTGGTTTGCGTTGGGCACAAAACGTCCTTAAAGAATGGGACATGCAAGATTCTATTATTGCACAATCAAGTTGGTTAAAAGGAAAAGACCCCAACATTGTTGTTTCAAAAAATAATATAATAGATCACCACTTTGCTCATTCTTTATCCTGTACAAAAAAACACAACAAACATTATGTAGTAGACGCTCTGTCTACAGGACCAGCAAACAACAACGAAGAAAAAGCTGCATATACTGGCATGGTAATAGATGGGTGCATTCAAAGAATTTCCGATCTCTCAATACCCGCTGTATTGCGCCCTGCTGTTTGGTCAAAATATTTTGAACACGAAACAGAACTAAGAACCTTTTATGCTGATGTACAAAAACAAAAAATAAAATTAGTTGAGTGGGCTAAGATATTACTTGAAACACAAACAACTGATGAAAAATGGAAACACTTTGTTAAAACAATAGACCTGCCTGGAAAAATTATGGGCCTGCAAGCATATGGAAAACCAGACATGGAGTGTGTTGATTATTGGTTAAAACAACAATACCCAAGACTATCGGCTTTTTATGAAACCAACAGCGAACATGTTGACACAAACACTATTAGCACATTGCATAAATTTTGTGAAAAATCTTTAATACAAAGAGCGCCTGAAGGTGAGTTTGGTTATTCTGGTGGTGTTGCACAAAATGTAGTTTTTAACAGAGCGTTAATAGACGCTGGTTATAAACCTGATGTTTATCCATGGTCTTATGATGGTGGGTGTAGTATAGGAGCATTGAACTTTTTGTTAGATAAACATGACATTGAGAGGACAAATCATTGGGAACAGGACGATCAATCACCACATGAGAGGCCTCGGAGGTCATTAATTAAGCGAGTTGCCGAACTTATTGCACAAAACAAAGTAGTTGGTTGGTACCAAGGACACGGAGAAGTTGGTCCAAGAGCACTAGGTAATCGCAGTATACTTTTTAATCCAACACATAAAGATGGCAAAGCAACTATCAACAAAATAAAACAAAGAGAGTGGTGGAGGCCTTTTGGTGCAAGCGTAAAAGAAGATCATGCACATATGTTTTTTGATTTACCAGTTAGTAGGCACATGTTGTATAATTCTAATGTTCAATATTCTGGTATACCTGCTGTTACTCATGTTGATGGCACTTGCAGGCACCAGACTGTTCCACAAGAAAACGAATTATATTATGAATTGTTAGATGAAGTTGAGAAACTTATTGATGTTCCAATTGTAGGAAACACATCACTTAACATAAAAGGCAAACCAATTGTTGCTACAATAGAAGACGCTAAAAAAATAAAACTAGATGCTATCTGCATCGGAAACGAGTTATATGAAAATTTGCATAGTTAATCCAGGCAGGTGCGGCGGCACATGGATGTTGTGTTATCTACATCAATTGTTACCAGACTACGACATGGAGTATGAAGTTATTACTCCTGTATTACCACAACAAGACAATATCATTTTTAAATATCAATACCTGTATACTTACCAGCGTTTAGAAGGCGCTGATAAATATATTGTGTTAGACCGCAAAGACAAAGACGCCTGGTTATACAGCACATACATGTCAGCAGTAAACAAACACCATCACGGCAAACTACCAGACATAGATTTTAAGTTTGATCCCGTAGATTATAATCATTCTAAACTAGGAATGACTAAAGTGTATAATGAGATATGGGTGCCAGAAAGAGAACGTCTTGTAGCAGCTGGTGCAGACATGGTTTGGTACGAAGACATAGACTTCAATGTGTCCGATGTATTTTTTAAAGGACAAAAACTACAAAAAGTTTGGTCTTGATAACTTAAGATAATTATATTATAAGTTATTGCAAATGGGTGTACCTAAAAAACTAACAGAAAAACAAATTAAGTTTGCACAGCTATTGGTAAGCAACGAAGGTCGAATGACACAAACCGAATGTGCGAGAGAAGCAGGTTATGCTGACGGTACGGAACGTGTTAAAGGTTCTGAGCTTATGAACCCTAACAAGTATCCTTTAGTTGCTAAATATATTGGTGAGCTACGAGAAGAGAACCAAAAGAAATATTCAGTTACATTTGAGAAACACATAACAGAGCTAGCTAAGATTAGGGAAGCTGCTTTGTCCAAAGGTGCGTTTAGTGCGGCAGCAAATGCTGAAGTTGCTAGAGGTAAAGCTGCAGGTCTTTACATAGAACAAAAAATTATTCGTACAGGTAAACTAGAAGATATGTCTATTGAAGAACTAGAAAGTAAAATGAAAAAAATTTATGAAGAGAATAAAGTTTTAGTTGAAGGGGACTATCAAGTTTTAGATGGCGAAGAAAAGTAAACTATATTCTGAACATGTTGCAGGCCCAAAGAAAAGAACTTCTATTGGTCAGTCTGTTCGGTCTAGACCAAAAAACAAACACAAACGTAGAAATTTTAAAAAATATAGAGGACAAGGAAAGAGAAGATAATGCATACTACTTATAGAAACTTTGAGTTTAATGACTCTCCTGCTTTTGTTATTCACAATGCGTTTGTAAAAGAACATTGTGAAAAATTAATAGAGCTTTACAAAGACAAGACACAAACAGCTGAACATATACACAAAGACCAAACAGTTTCTTCTGATTATGAAGACTCACCTAGAAAATCTGAGGTTTGTTGGGTAGATGATGAGGCAACTTATAAAAGATGTTGGGATATGATGTTAGCAGCTAATAGCGTGGCCGGTTGGAATTTTAATATTACTAGTCAAGAGCAGTTACAGTTTACTAAGTATAAAGGTGAAGGTAAATATGACTGGCATACTGATGGTTTCTGTGATGCTCATGCAAAAAGATATTTTAGTTTTGATATACCTTCTAATCTTAGTGCTACAAACTATCCTAATCTTATAGATACTACACGTAAGTTATCTTGTTCTGTTCTATTAAATGATGACTTTTCAGGTGGAGAGTTTGATACAGCTTTTGTAGATACAGGTCCTTTAGAACTTAGAAAACAAGAAATTAAACTAAAGCAAGGAGATATGATTTTGTTTCCAAGCTACCTACCACATAGAGTACGTCCGGTAAGAGTAGGCACAAGATATAGTTTAGTATTATGGTTTGCGGGGCCACCTTTAGTATGAGTAGTCCCCACTGGTACAATACAAAGAAGCTAATACAAATCTTAACTAGGTTTACTGAGTCTTTTGAAGGTGGTGATGCTAGAGTTCAAATGGTGTTACCAGATGGTAGAAACCCTTTGCAAAAAGAATTTAACATTAAAGAAATCAAGTTAGTTGAGAACAAAATCATAGGTTCAAAAGAGAAATATCGCCTAATGATACTGGTTGAATAGTTATTGTGAAAAGTGAGTCAAAACTCTGGCAAAAATTAAAAAAATCTACACCCAATATTACATGGACACGCGTTGAATCTTGGGCATCTTTTGGCTTTCCTGACCTAGTAGGATACACGGAAAATACTGGCTTTTTTACTGTTGAGCTTAAAGTAACAAAAACTAACAAGATCACCTTCTCACCACACCAAATCGCGTTCCACGTTACGCACCCCACGAACACCTGGATCTTAGCAGCGACGCTCGATCCTCGCACATCTAAACTTTATGAATACTATCTCGAGCCGGGGTCCAAGGTCCGTGAGCTTGCGACCGACGGCTTGCGTGCTTGCGGGCCCGCCCGCCCCGCCTGTGAGCTTGAGCGCTTGTTGCTTGAGGCTTGTGCCTGAGCCCTTGCGCGCTTGCGCTTGTAGTTCTCACGCATCTGCTTGCGCCTCAGGTCTGCTTGTATCCTGTTCTTAACTGGGAACGCCAGTGGCGTCCCCAGGGGGAAGGTCCGGCCGCGCATTAGCAGCTGGACCCATCCAGGCTAAAGGATAAGAAAAGCCTGAATATCATGTGTTGATTACGAAGCCGGTTTCGTCCTTCTTGCCGCGGCCCTTAGCCAGCAGCCCAATAATGGTCCCCGGGCCGGCGTCCGTAAAACGCGCGTCGTGCTCGTCGCCATCAATAACAGGATAGCCGCGCCACGTCTCAGGCAGCGCATCACCTGCAAATACAACGGCCGCGCTGGTGTGCTCCAGTACCTGGTCCACTTTGTGATCGTTATCCTCAGCACGTGAGAAAGTTAAATGATAGTTCGCCGGCAGCTGGCCCTTAGTTATCCGCGTTTCTAATTTTGTATAGTCATAGAATTGTATATCAGGGAATAGCTCCATTATGTTCTTGCCAGTGTCGCGGACCTTATACTTTTCATATGGCAGGTCGCTGGTACCGTTAAGCCTGACGGCTGCCTTCATGCCGCGGGCCTGTGCCTTACGGCGCAGTGCGCCTATCTCTATCACCAGGTCCCAAAGAAACTGTTGCCTGTCTTCAAAGAACCTGTTTGTCTTCTTGAGTCTGGCAGCCTGAACCACGTTCATGGCGCCCCGGCCCGCAGTGTTAAGACATGCTGCCGCGCAGCCCTTGCTGGCGTTAGGACATACGTTCTTGCCGCTCAGGTTATACGGGGCCATGTAAAGAATGCCAGTGAGGACGCCCACCTTCTCCGATTTAATTGTCTTATAACTGGTCCCTACGCCCAGCAGTTTTTGCTTTTTCATAAATTATCCTTTCTATTATTTATATCTTATTATCATATATTTAATTATTGTCAAGAAGCTTGTGAGCTTGCGGGCCCACCCTCCCGCGCTTGCGGGCTTGTGCTTCTCGCTGCTTGCGCCTTTGAACCCAGTACGGATGTACTACACCTATAACCCCGGTCCGGGCAGCAGGTGCCGCGGGGC